ATAGCTCCTGGTACTAAAAAAGGGGATAGCTACTGCGCCAGATCATACGGCCAGATGAAGAAGCATCCCGAAGCAGCAAAAGACCCTAATAGCCCACTTCGCCTATCTCGGAAAAAGTGGAAGTGTTCAGGAAAGAAATCGAGACGCTCATGACTAAAAATTCACTCGTTGGAAATATTAATAAACGAAAAAAGGCTGGGACATCTCGGTCTAAAAAGAAATCAACAGTCAGTCCTAAATCTTACAGCGATATGCAAAAAGGCTGGCCTAAGAAAAAGAAGTCTAAAAAAACATAAGCGCCTCACTCGAAGTTTTTTAGAGAAACCCAAGTAAGACGCCTACGCCAACCGTAGGGACTATCTCTACTTCAATGTAAGTTGCCCTACATATCTGCGTTTTGGATGATGTCAGGCATCACCAAACTCGCCGAAGCCTTAGCGGATAAAGAAAGAAAAACTTCCAGAACCTTACCAGCTTCCGTAAAGATAGTGGCAGTAAATTAATACATCCCCCCATCAGTTGGGTTCGAGTATCACCTACAAAATTATACTCGCAAAGCAAAAAATCGCTTATTCACAGTCTTATCCCCAACTTTCTGTATACCCCCCACATTTCGGTCCACATTGCTTGGGGATAAAATGGGCTTTTAGCCAAAATTTCATCTTAAATTTTTTAGGAGCCCAGAGATGACCAAAGAGCGGTTACAGCGTATTGAGGACAAAGTAGATGACATGGGTCAGGCGATTTTAGCTCTGGCTCGGATGGAAGAGAAGGTAATAACTATCTTCAAACGTCTCGACAATATGGAAGCCTCCTTCAAAAAATTTGATGAACGAATGGATGAAGCTGAAAAGCAAGCCATTGCCAGAGGTCAAAAGATAGCATTCGCTGAACGGATATTCTGGATGATCTGTACTGGCGCCGTTGGCCTAGCATTCATTTACTTGAGATAATCATGGAAAAACCCGAAAAACCATTAACCGACAAACAGGAAGCATTTCTGGAGCATCTATTAAGCGATGCGAGGGGCAATGTTAGAACAGCCATGGATCTTGCAGGATATGCCAAAACAACTGCTGTTCAAGAGGTGGTTGGCCCCCTGAAAGAGAAAATCATAGAGCGAACACAGATGATGCTGGCCCTAAACGCTCCGAAAGCCGCCTTTGGTATTACTGATGTTTTAGAAGATCCATCAGCGATGGGAGCTAGAAACTCCATTGCAGCAGCCAAAGAAGTGCTAGACCGCACTGGGCTTGTTAAGAAAGAGCAGGTCGAAGTTAAATCTACAGGCGGTGGAATGTTTATCCTGCCTCCTAAAACAAGCGATTAATCGTTTCGAAAGAATACATCGTAAGGCGTTGTAACTCCTTTTTTCTCTCTAAATTTTGCATACCACTTTCCTAATTTACTATTAGGTTTAAGCGGATTGTACTCATAATAATCGGCAGCCATTTTGTTAGCGGTGTCCATTAATTCCTGAAAGTGAGTTTTGTTTTCATCAGTTGCTTTGGCGTTTAATGATAATTGCTCACAATCATCAGCGATATTAACAGCCTTCATGGCATACTTTTGAACTAAAGCACTTTCTCTCAAGTAGAACAGATATTTACCCCAGTTTTCTCTATCTACTTTTGGAACTTTTGAATCCTCGAATATCTCAGTTTTAACTTTTGGTAATCGTTTTTTAAGTTCTTTTAACTCAGATAAAATGACCATCTGATTTACTTCAACCCGATTTAATCGCTCCTCAAGTTTCATAATCGTTTCCCCCTATAGTAGCGCCCGAAGGCAGCTTAATGACTTGGACAGTTAAATCCAGACCCAACGCAACGGCGAAGATACCCTATGCATATAAAGCCGACGATAATGATCCTTTGGTTCTTCACCCTGATCAAGAGTTGGTCGGAGTGGTTGAAGAGGCGATGGATTACCTTGACCAAGGACATTCTTCCAGAAGAACCGCTTCTTGGCTTAGTGAAAAAACTGGTGTCACAATCTCTCACCAAGGTCTTTCGAACATCTGGAAGGCTCATCGGGCAGATAGCTCAGAGCTTCTCAAAAGCCGTAAAAAGCAACGTAGAAAAAATGCTCCAAAAACTAAGGCTGAAAAAGACGTAAAAGCAGCCAAACGTAAAAGGTCAGACGCCAAACGAGTTTTGGTAATGACTGAGAAGAAAATTGCCAAACTTGAAGGTAAGGAAGCAAACAATCCAGTATCAGAAGGCTTAGATTTCAGTGCGGTTCCACAATCGACAAATGAAATCGTATTTACCCCAAACGAGGGTCCGCAAACGGAATTCCTCGCAGCATCGGAAAGAGAAGTGCTCTACGGCGGTGCGGCAGGGGGAGGCAAAAGCCAAGCATTACTTGCTGACCCACTGCGATACTTTAATAACTCTGCTTTCGTTGGACTGCTCCTTAGACGTACTAACGACGAACTCAGAGAGCTTGTCTGGAAGAGTAAAGAATTATATCCGAAAGCGTACCCAGGAGCGAAATTTCAGGAGAAGGCGTCGCAATGGGTTTTCCCAAGCGGAGCAAGACTATGGATGACTTATCTCGAAAGAGATGACGATGTTTTAAGATACCAAGGTCAGTCATTTTCATGGATAGCAATCGACGAGCTTACCCAATACCCCAGTCCTTTCGCATTTAACTATTTACGCTCGCGATTAAGAACTACAGACCCTGATTTACCAGTTTATGTCAGGGCAACGACCAACCCCGGCGGTCCCGGTCATATGTGGGTCAAAAAGATGTTTATCGACCCAGCGCCATCCAATACGGCGTTTGATGCTAGGGATTTAGAGACAAATGAACCTCTAGTTTACCCTGATACCCATGAAAAAGCCGGACAGTCGCTATTCCAACGTCGGTTCATCCCCGCAAGCTTAAAAGATAACCCATATCTCTTCGACGAAGGCACCTATGAAGCAAACTTGCTTTCGCTGCCTGAAAATCAAAGAAGACAGCTTCTAGAAGGCGATTGGGCAGTAGCAGATGGGGCAGCATTTCCAGAGTTTTCACAAAAACACCATGTTATTGAACCCTTCGATATTCCACCTGACTGGCGGAGATTTAGGTCCGCTGATTTCGGTTATTCTAGTCACTCTGCCGTACACTGGTTTGCAATAGATCCCAACTACGAAACGCTCATTATCTATAGGGAACTTTATCTCAGCAGACACACAGGCCGAGACTTAGCGAAAGCGGTTATGGAAGCAGAGATGGGTGATAAGGTGCAATATGGCGTACTGGACAGCTCATGTTGGCACAATAGGGGGCAAATAGGCCCCTCAATAGCAGAAGAAATGATTTCCATGGGTTGCAGATGGCGCCCATCAGATCGATCAAACGGTTCTAGAGTGGCAGGAAAAAACAGACTGCATGAACTTCTAAAAATAGATGACCATACAGACCTTCCAGGAATTCAATTTTTCAATACTTGCCGTCAGATAATTGCAGATTTACCGACTATTCCAAGCGATCCTAAAGGCAGCGATGACATCGATCCAAGATACGCCTCAGATCATGCTTACGACAGCGTCAGATACGGCATCATGAGTAGACCCAGAGCTTTCGACTTTGGTCAAATGCCGGTCAACACTTTTACCCCAGCAGATTCAATATTTGGTTATTAATACATGGCTTTAATGCAACCCCCCGACAAAGTTTCACCAGAAGATAGCACCGAAACAGATGCTGTTGTTGCACTGGACGAAGATACTAATGTCGAAGAAGAAAACGTTGAATACTCCGGTATAGCCGCTTTTATTCAGTCCCAGTTTCGTAGGGCAAAAGATCATCGTTTAACCGACGAAGAACGCTGGCTAATGGGCTATCGAAACTACCGAGGGATTTATGGTCCTGAAGTTCAGTTTACCGATAGCGAAAAATCAAAAGCTTTTGTTAAAATTACTAAGACAAAGGTCTTAGCTGCCTACGCCCAAGTTGTTGACGTCCTATTTGCTGGTTCAAAGTTTCCACTTGGTATTGAACCTCGCAATGATCCAAATGGCGTTGCTGATTCAGTATCGTTCGATGCAAACGAAGTAACTGAGAAAAAAGTCCAAGAGACAACTGGTCAAACATACAAACCTCCAAGGGCTGTATCGCGTCCAGAGCTGGAAGATTTAGGTGTTTATCAAAACACACTGAAGCCAGTAGAAGATGAATTAGCCGAGGGACCGGGAAAAACTCAAAGTTCTATCACTTTTGAGCCAGCCAAAAAGGCAGCTCAAATGATGGAGTCTATGATGCATGATCAGCTTGCTGAAAGCGATGCATCCAAACACCTTCGATCAGTAGCTTTTGAAACCTGCTTATTCGGAACTGGTATTCTGAAAGGTCCGCATGCCTTTGATAAGGAATATCCGAGCTGGGATGAGGAGGGTAACTACTCTCCAGAATTTAGAACAATCCCTAAAGTAGAATACGTCAGTATTTGGGATTTTTATCCTGATCCAGACGCCAGGAATATGGCGGAAGCTGAGTTCACAATCCAGCGACACAGACTTAATCGTTCTCAAATGCGAGCCCTCAAAAGACGGCCTCACTTTCGCGATGAAAGCATCGAGTTAGCAATAAGCTTCGGCGCTACCTATGTTCGCGATTATTGGGAAGACGCGCTGGAAGATGATGCCACTAGCGATGCAATAGATCGCTTTGAAGTAGTGGAATATTGGGGAATACTTGATTCAGAACTAGCCGAAGAAGCGGACATCGATTTACCTCCAGAATTTGAGGGCAGGGATGAAGTTCAGGTTAATGCTTGGGTCTGTAATGGCCAAATACTTCGATTAGTTATCAATCCATTTACACCAACCAGAATACCATATTCAGCAGTACCATATGAATTAAATCCATATTCTTTATTCGGCATAGGTGTTGCCGAAAATATGGAAGATACGCAGCTCTTGATGAACGGTTTTATGAGAATGGCTGTCGATAACGGAGCACTCTCAGGCAACTTACTGATTGAGATTGATGAAACAAATCTCGTTCCAGGCCAAGATTTAAGTGTTTATCCGGGCAAGGTGTTTAGGCGCCAAGCAGGAGCTCCAGGACAGGCAATATTTGGCACTTCGTTTCCAAATGTTTCAGGTCAATTGCTGCAAATGTTTGATAAGGCCAGACAGTTAGCCGACGAAAGCACAGGGATACCAAGTTATGCTCATGGTATCGGCGGTGTTATGGGAGTAGGGCGCACAGCATCTGGAATGTCGATGCTTATGGGTGCAGCAGCCCAAAATATCAAAACAGTTGTCAGAAATGTCGATGATTATCTCCTGCGTCCGTTAGGCAAAGCACTCTTTAGCTTCAACATGCAGTTCAATTTCAATGAAGACTTTGCAAAGGGCGATCTAGACGTATTTGCCAAAGGAACTGAAAGCCTGATGCGTAATGAAATACGCTCCCAGCGCCTACTACAGTTCATGCAAATGTCTGCAAACCCAGCAATGGCTCCATTTATTAAATACGATTACATCTTACGCGAAATGGCGGCGTCCTTGGATCTGGATGAAGATAAAATCCTGAATGATCCTAGAGAAGCGATGTTACAGGCGAAAATGATGCAAGAAATTGCAGCGATGATGCCTCAACAACCACAACAGGCTCAACAAGGACCGATCCCAAGCGCAGATGATCCAACCGGAACAGGCGGCGGTAATATAGCGCCTGGGAACGCTCCAGAACCGGGTGCAGAAGGTTTTACAGGCGCTGGTGGTGGAGATAATGGCGGACAGCCAGAAGGCCCAATCCAATAATGGATAAAAAGTTCTACCGTACCCTGCTTTTGCTGGTGAACGACAAAGATACAATGGACCGAGTTCATGCATATGTAGATGCCCGAATTGAAGTCCTCAGAGATCAACTAGAAACCTCCCAAAGCGAAGATCGAATACCAGTACTGCAAGGGTCAATACGCGAATTGCGGCGATTAAAAACCCTCCGAGATGAAGTGATTAAAGGAGCCGAGTAATGGCAACGAAAAACGAAGCTCGAAAGGGCATCAAAACAGAAGCTGGCGAAGAAATGGCTGAAAAACGTTTTCAAATGGATGAAGACGCAGCCGACCTTAATAACGATGGCAGTCTCAGTGAATACGAACGCCAGCGAGGCATGGCCATACAGAAAGCGATGGATGAAGATGAATTGGAAGACAGCAATAGTTTCGCTCATGGTGGGATGCTTGGTGGGATGGGGAGTGGGATCATGGTTGATGAACTCTCTGGAAACCCAGTGCCTCCAGGAAGCACCCCCGATAACGTCCGAGATGATATCGAAGTTATGATGTCAGATGGTGAGTATGTACTCCCAGCAGACGTCGTAAAATGGCATGGCTTAAAGCATATTATGGCCATGCAAGATGAGGCAAAAATGGGTCTCATGTCCATGATGGATATGGGTTTGATCCAGTACGCTGAAGAAGAACCAGAAATGATCCCCTGTCCTGAATGCGATGGGGAAGGTTGTGAGCACTGTGATGGCAAAGGCTATCATATGGCTGACGAAGGCTCATACGAAACTCCAGAAGGCAACGAAGTCGAAGTGGCTGAAGTTGAGATGGAAATGGAAGAGCCAGAAGTCCGAGAAACGGACGAATACATCGAGTCAGATTATGCAAAAGAGACGAAGATGTACGGCATGATGAAAACACCAAATTTTGCTTTCATTGTGTGATTTTTTAGCCAGGCCACCCGCATAAGCGGCCCCAAGGAACAAAAATGGCAAAATACAAAAGATCAGATGAGATGGATGATGATCTCAGCTACAGCCAAGAAGTAGCACAAACACAGGAACCGGTAGAGCCTGAACCAGAAACTGCTGAAGAGGCTTCATTCAAAAAGCGATATGGCGATCTTCGCCGTCACTCGCAAACTTTGATGGGTCAAAAAGATCAAGAGATTACACAGCTTAAGCAGCAACTGGATACAGCGGCCAAAGGTCAAATCAGATTTCCCAAGACGGATGAAGAGATTGAACAATGGAGCCAACGCTATCCCGACGTTGCTAAAATTGTGGATACCATTGCCAGAAAAAGAGCCAATGAAGCTCTTGAAGAAGGCGAAAAAAGACTTGGTCATCTGAAGGATTTAGAAGTCAAAATATCTCGCAAGGAAGCGGAAGCAGAATTGCACAAGGCACATCCTGACTTCACCCAAATAAGATCAGACCCAGCCTTTCATGAGTGGGCCCAATTACAGCCTCAATTGATCCAAGATGCCTTATACAAAAACAATACTGACGCCCATGCTGCAAGCAGAGCGTTGGACCTTTATAAGGCCGATACAGGGCGTAAGAAATCCTCCAACAAAAAAACAGCCGCACAGGCAGTTGGGCGAGCAACAAGTGCAACGCCAGGAACCCAAGGCAAAGCCAAATTTAGCGAAAGCCAGGTTCAAAAAATGAGCGATAGAGACTACGAAAAAAATGAAGATGCTATTATGGACGCAATGCGTTCTGGTGAATTCGTTTATGATGTTTCGGGAGCTGCTCGGTAGCAAAGGAAGGACCAGTTCTACCTGGGGGCAATAACTGGTCCTGCCCATAGCCTCACAGCAACTGTTTTTATTATTTCATAGGGAGAAAAAATATCAACTATCGCCCTGTTGGCTACAAGCTTAGAATTAGCTGCTAAAACACTCAAATCAATGCATATTTTGTCGCATGCTGTTAGCTTTTGTTAAAACAAATTTTATCATGAGTTAACACAACTCTCGTCGATCAGGACCGCTTTAGCCTACTCCTGTGAGACATCATAATTCATTAAAATTAAGACATACGTCCACCAGTGTGTTGAGGCCCATTCGTACAAATGCACCCTCATGGAAGCACTGCCACAGATTGCTCTTTTAATGATGTTTAAAGCCATCAATTCAAGGAGAACTTAAAATGGCATTTGGTCAGGCAAGTGGCTATACCAACCTGAACTCAGGAAATTTTAGCCCAATCATATATTCCAAAAAGGTGCAAAAAGCCTTTAGGAAATCTTCTGTAGTAGAAGATATTTCAAATACGGACTACGCCTCTGAGATTAATAACGTAGGCGATACAGTCCGCATCATCAAAGAGCCAGACATCACAATTAATTCTTACCTCCGAGGCACAACCTTGGCGACACAAGATTTAACTGATGCTGACTTCACAATGATTATCGATCAAGCGAACTACTTTTAATTTATGGAAGCTTTTAGGAGTAATCCTAACCGAATAACTAGGTGAATTGTCTGGGACACCCTAACGTAAAGACGAGGGCAATCAGCAGCCAAGCCGCACAGCGGAAGGTTC